CAGGAATGTATCCATTGTGTACCGCAATGATTTTACCATCTTTGTACCCCAAACCATTAACGTGATTTTTAAGTATTGAGATTTTTGTTCTAATTGCGTAAGAAACTTTTCTGCCATCTTTAGTTGCATCAATATGATTGATCCCCGCTTTCTTTTGATTACCAAATAAGAATACTAATGATGACGCTAACCATAATGCTTCCCCACCTTTAGCCTTAATTTCCGGTTGACCAAATGGATTGTCGGGTAACTCAACCCATGGTTGGTTTACAACAACTAAAGTATTGATTAATGGGTTTTCTGCGGTTGGGTAATCTTCTTTTTTAGATTTGGAAATTCTTGAATGAATACCCATACCAATTTTATCAGATAATACCGATGCGTTGTGTTGTTTACCACCTTTACCATCAAATGTCATCTTACAAGGTATTGATCCAATAGAATCCCATAGAAAACATATAGACCTATCAATTTCACCTTTTTCTTGTGCATCTAATACCTCATTAATAAACTCTGTTGCTTGTTCAATATAATCAAAACTATCATTAAAGATAAAATCACCATCCCATTCACCATTACTATCTTTTTCAGCTTTTAATCCTAACTCGACAGCATGATCCCAACTCCATTTTTTTTCTGTAATAATGAATACAGGTAAGTGACCTTTCTTTTGAGCGTCTGCTGCCGTTAATACAAGTGCAGTTGTCTTAGATGAATTCGAATGTCCTAAAAACATATTAACACCACCCATAACAGGACCGGGTAATCCGCAAGCGTTCATAAAGGCCTCACCACAATAATAGAAATTTGTTTCCTTATATTTGGTTTTTGAAGAGAATTTCTCTTTGTAATTAAATTCTTTTTTCTTTATACTTTTTGCCATTTCTTAAAATTTTTTAGATAAAAAAACATGGACACCTACTTGGACATTGTGTCTATGTAAGTGTCCATGTTCATTAAATTAGAACGGTAACTCTGAATCTACATCTTCACTATCTTGAAGATCGGGAGTAGATGATTTCGATACACCGATGGTTTCTTCTGCGGTAGAATCGGATACCCATTTTTTACTATCAGAATCCCATCTTGGGGTCTCACCTTTTGCAACCATTTCAAGATATTCTACAGGTTTTTTAGAATAAACATCAGACCAAACCAATTCATCATTAATCCATTCTTGAGCGATTGATTCATCACTGTGTAATGGTCCCACGTCTTCGGGGATCACAGAACTAACCGCCGTATATTCTTTACCATTACCTGATTTTGTAAGTGACAATGTCACGATCAAGTCACGACCTTTTTGTGGATCAGTGATATCTCCCTTGTTTCTCCAAATAGGAATAATTTTGTCCAATACCCCCTCACCTTTTATGTTATTTTTAAATCTCCAAAATTTAACACCGTCTTGTTCGTTTTCTCTGTCAATAACTTTAACAATGTAGAATTTTTTTGACCTGTATTGTCTTGCTAATTCTTTATCAGAAGCAACACCACTCATATTTAATCCTTCAGCAACTTCATTTAATGGTGAACGATCACCATCTTGTGCTGGATCATATAATTTAAGCCAATTACCATCAACTTGAAGTTCGTGGAACTTTACTTCAACAAATGGAGAAGAACCATCCTTTGTTGGGAGGATACGAATTCTTTTTTCTTGTGTTTTAACACCTTTAGGTAAGACAGTCGTGAAATACTTTTTCATTCTGTCTTCTTGTGATACTTTGTTTGAGTTGCCACTTGTGGCTTGTTTGTTTTTCTCGTACTGCGCAAGTACTGAATCTAATGTAGACATGCTTTAAAATTTAAATGTTTATAAAATGATTATGATAAAATATAAATAAAAAAAACCAGATTCGGAAATCTGGTCTTAGTTTTTTTTAAAAAAAAATTATTTTACTCTAATGTTAACAAATATTTCATTTTTTGAACTAAACCTAATATTTCATCCCTTAAATTCAACAAATTTGTATCTTCAGGATCTATTTGTGAGGTCATTTGTTTCAATGCCTGACATATTGCTTCCGCCATTTCCATTGGTTTAGCCTCTGATAAATTAATTAAATTTATATTTTTTGTTTCATCATCAAGTTTAAATCTACCGTATTGACCCATTGCCTGTTCAACAAATTCATCCATTAAATCATCCAATTGTTCTCTAATTTTTGCAAACGATTCGTGTCTGGCGATACTTTTAGTCTGCCAATGAAAAATCTTTAATTGTGCATGTAATCCTATAAATAAATTTATATTAGAATTTATATTCATCTTCTTGTTGATCGGGGTTAAAAGATTGTCTTATTGCATCGGTTGAATAACTTTCAACATCACTTTTTGTTAAAACATATTCATTTTTACCTGATGCCCTCATTTGATCTTGTTTATTAGCGAAAAATTGTTGTGGATTTTGATTAAATGGATACGAATCTAACGAACGCATTTCAAGTCTTTCTTGTGGAGTTTTTTCTTTCAATGTTTCCATTTTAGAATCCAATTTATTTATTCTATCCATCACCATATCCATTTGTGATAATTTTTGTTCTAAATCAGTTAATTTAGAAAAAACATCATCCATTTTATTTATGACAGATGAATTGTCTTGTTTTCTATCTTCTAATTCTTTTTTAACACTTTTGGTCATATTAACCAAATCAGTTATATCAATTTCTTCCGTATCTGTAGTCGGAGCGGGTCCTGCAGCATCAGTTGGTGCCCCTCCCGCTGCGGAGTCTGGAGGAGGTATTGCACCGGGTGGTGGTGCACCCGCATCAGGAGGTGGGGGTGCCCCCATATCACCTGGTGGGGGAGGTGGAACGTCTTGTTCCATTATTAATTTATTTGCGTATCTATTGATACTCCTAAAACGTTCTAATTCTTCTTGTATTGTATTTTTTGCCATAGTATTAATCTTGTAATAATTGTCTACCGTCTTCGGTAATATATTTTTTATTTATTCTTTCTACTATACCATCTTTAGATCTTATCACATAACATTCTCCTGTTTGTAAATCACACTCTTCTCTTTCCATACCATCACTAGATACATTTTTGATAGTTTTTGGATTTAAAAATTGATCCATTGTTTTGTTTAATTTTGAATTATCCATAACTTTTTATTATAAATATTCTAAAAACTTGAATATTCTCAATATAGTTTAAAATAAACAATATCTCCATCAATTAGTCCCAAATCCCTCATTAGTTTATCTGACATACAAATACCGTATCCTTGTAATAATGGACCCACATGTACAGGTCCGGTTACTTTTTTAACTGTGGAATTTAAATCATATGATGGTGATACAAATACTTCTTTATTATTTTTAGGATTTATAAATTTAGCATTTGCGGTAATAATTTTAGATCCACTAATAACATTAGGTGTTTGAAATCTAGTACCATAAAAATATGAAGTACTACTACTATCTTTTATTTCACCCCATAATAATGGTTTTGGTTTAGGATCTGTTTTAATGTTATTGATAACACCCATTGTCATATCATCATCAATTTTATATATCCCTCCACCCATTTTAACTACCGCCGCTCTTAACCATTCATAATTCTTATCAGGAGATGAATAGTTTTTATTTTCAATTAATTGTATATATTTTTCACCAGTTGTTTTATTATCACTAAATCCATTATACGGTACACCAAAAATATTAACACCCGACCTGTGTACTAATGTTTCACCATTAAATGATTTACCAGATAAGTCTACTGTCACTGTCCTTCCATCTTGTACTGTTAATGATATTTCACTTTCAGGTCTCTTTATTAATGATTCTTTAACCTTTATTTGTGCTTTATTTACTATGGACTCAAATAAAGGTCTATAGGTTGCCATAGTGGCCTCTTTTGGATCAGGTAAAGACGCGTATGGTATTCTTGTTCCCGTAAAATTTGTTGTTATATTATTATTTCTTATAGAATGTGTAACCTCCGTAATCCAATACGTACCTTTAAACATTGGAATATTTTTAAGATAAAAATACATTGTTGGTTGTATCATGACGTTACCCATAGAACTAACTTGACATGTATATGAAGATTGTCTGTATATGTCATATAACCCAAT